TCAAATGTTGTTGTTTGTGTTTGAACTTTATTAAGAGATTGATAACATATTAATTGAGTAGTAGTATCTGCTAATACTGTAATTACTGCGCTATTATATAGTGATTTTTCCCAATTTCCTAAATAAATACGACCACTTAGTAAAGGTACAACTGTATTATTGAGATTTGATTCCATTATTGATTTATTATATTAATAGTAGATAAAAATTTAGGATTTGATTTGAAACTGCTTTTCTAAATAAGAACCTTTGCCCCAACTTTAACAACATCTGTGGCTATATTTAAAAAATCGTCCCAACCACTAGATTTACTAGCTTCTCGTTCACGTGCTGCCTCTTGTTCTTTTAATGTATTAAAGTATTCTTGTTGTGCCTGTTCTTCTGTTTCTGCTTTACTAACTGATTGTTCCCAACTATCTTGAGTTGCCTGTGCGCCAGCATTCCACGCTTGTTCTGCTAAGTTATCAGATTGTTGAGCAATTGCTTGAGCTAATTGGGCATTTTTATCTGTAAATTGCTTTGATAAAACTTCAGTAGGATATATAAATCCACTATCCTTACACATATCTAATACCCTCTCATAATCATCTGCGTCTTTAGCATCGTATATATATTCATCATTATCAGGAGAATGGAAAAGAAATACGATTCTAAAATCCTTATGAGGCTGAATTTTTGCCTCAGGAGCCATAGCCCCATAACCACTAGTTTTAGCAGGTACATATTTAAGTTTGCTTTTTAGATTATTATATATACTAGATTTTAAAAATCGCGATTGAGTCATTGCAACCATTACTTGGTTCGGATTCGCAGAGAATTTATTAGGGTGTTGGAATAGAAACCAAGGATAACCATCAGGAACTGGCATAACAATAGGAGCTTTATACGGCGCCCAAATATTCTTAACTTTAGCCTGCTTTTTCTCAGCCTTAGCAACTTGTTTCATAGTTGCTTCTTTATCGAATTGAAGTTGTGGTGCTTTCGCTGCACTTGGAATATCTAGTAAATCCTTGAAGCTTTTTGCCTCCGTTTGTCCTGTTTTGATATCACCACGTTTGATAGCATCGGCTTTCCAATCAGCATCACTTTCTAAATATCCACCTTTGGTTTTGTATGTATTCCACATCATAGCAATTTTACCCATCTTTTCTTTAGGTGTTCCACTAACATCTTTCATATGCATTTTTACAAACTCTTTATAAGACATTTTAGCCATTACAGGATTTGCGAACTTTAGTATAATATTAATATTAATATATATAAAAATTCAAGACTAGAAAAATCCGTGATGATTAATAGTATCATGTCCCATATGATGCCCTATTTGATGTTCTTCTTTAGGTGCTTCTTCAATTTTCTTCATCTCTTGAACTAGTTCAGCCATTTCACTAGATTTAACAGATTTATCAACAGGGATTTCTTGGAATTTCTTTACTGCTTTAATAACTTTTTTACCCTCTGCCTTTGTTTTCTTACCACCTAATAATTTAACCATTTTATCCATATCACTTTCATCAGCTTTAGGCAATTTTATCTTATCCATTGTTTGCGCACGGGATTTTTTAAATCCTGTAGGCATTGCCTTACCTGCTTTCATATTACGCCATTCTTCTCCAATTTTCTTCATTTTTTCACTTGCTTTGATATTAATACCAGCCATTTCAGCCATTTTCTGCTTAACGAATTCACTGTATTGCATCTTAGTATATGTATTTGTATTATTATAATTATAATAGAAAAAAGTTTAAAAAATTTGAATGAATTATTCGACTTACTTGTTAAGTTGTTCTAAGTGCTTAATTGTTTTTTTATGTCTTGCTTGGTGTTTAGGTGTTGTAATCGCTCCACATTCACAAGTAATCTTAACATCCTTTGTTTTCTCTCTGTATGCTTTAGCTTGTTCGTGTCGTTTATTAACATATTCTGGATTAGTAGCCATATTATTATAATGTCTCTCCATGTTTTTTTCATTAGTCTCTCCAACTTCCCTAATAGGTATCACTTTATTAATACAATCCATTGTTTCTATAAAATGTCTTTCACGACGTAATAGTTGTTGTTTATTCTCACAATTAACCTCTTCAATTAGAATTATAGATACATTTCCACCTAATTCAAACATTTGTCTTGAGATGGCTTGACGTTTTTCATTCGCTTTGTATGCTTTTTTATGACCTGATAATCTAGCACTTAGAGTTTTACAGGTAGAACCTATATAAATAAGTGGTGAAACATCACTTACAAGCTTGTAAACTTTTCCGTTTTTGTATCTTGATAAATCCGCCATTATACCTTTTTATACCTTATTATACCTTTTTATATCTTATAATCTTTATATCTTTAAGTTAAAAAATTTGAAATTTGAATGAATTATTTACATTTTATTCAACCCAGCCGCTGACATGACCCCTCCGAGCGCACCACCCATAGCACTACCAGAAATACCCCGACGACGAGCACCCTTGGATAAAACAGATTTATCAGTATAGAGACCTGCACCCTTGCCTTCCATCTTAACTGCTTCCTTAGAAACAATATTTCCTCTATTCATTAGCGTACTGATTTCAGCAGGAGTGAGAACAGAAAGGCTAAAGTTAACCATATCAGGAGTAATTATCATCTGTCCTTCGTAAATGACTACAACCATAAATTCCATCTGTGCTGCTGTAGGAAGTGTGGATGCAGCAGTAGTAGTCTGTAGAGATGCTTTGCAGTTTTGATTAGTGTATTGGGCGTTGATTTGTAAATTCACGCTGCCACCTTCACCAACGTGAAGATCATCAGCAGACAGACCGAAATGGGCTGTCGGTGATACCCAGACCCATGCCCCAGAACCTGATACGAAATCCTCGTGGGTTTGATTAGAACCACATTCACGAGAAAATCGGTAGATAGAATCGCGGTCGCTTTGAGAAAGTAGACCGTTCTTAGCGCCATAATTAATGCTAACACAACCAAGTCCAGTATTAAGAGCAAGACAAGAATCTGCTTGGAAAGATGCAGTAGTACGGCTATTGATTGCCTGACGGAACCAGAAACCAATATACTTAGGGCAAGAAAGCAGACGAATGGTATTAGAATTAATATTATATTGTGCAGAATTATAAGCTTGTAGATTAACAACAACTGGATTCTGAACAAACCAGTTAATATTCTCATAAGGATAGACAATACTGCGAGGAATGCTAACAACATTAGGATCAACGGTGTTATAGAACAACTGCAGACGAGGGTCGCTGATTGTGATAACAGGTGCGGTGCTAGTATAGGGAACTAAAGCAGGTGGGGTACCAGAATATATAGGAGCACAACACAGAAAATCACTTTGGAGACTAGAATATGTTAGAATCAGTGAAAGATTATTGATATTAGCGAGTTCAACTTCATTATCCCAGAGGGAGTTAATACCAGGGATGATTAAATCCTCAGTAATGTGATAGTTATAAGTATAGGTATAAGTACCACTATTATAAGCGAAATTAGTGCATTGGATACTATTGCGAGAATAGTCGAGATTTGAACGAGCACTGGTTGAAAGAACATGGTCTACCCCAACATTATCGGGGAGTAGAGTATATTGATTATCAGGGCGAACTGGTGCCTCACCTACACGAGTCATAAGAGCCTTTTGGTCGAGTAGACGCTGAAGTCCAGAAATGGTTTGACGAGCATTCCAAGTCTGGGTAGCAGAGTTGAGAGAGATTTGAACAGTGTCGCAGATTTCCTGTAGAGGAAAAGCACGGAATCCAGCATTAACAGCCTGATTTAGATTATTGTTATAAAGACTATCGGTAGGTAGGGAAAGAGTATTAACACCAGCACCAGGGGCACCGCTTGCAACAACAACAACCTGAACGTCATAGGAAACGCGCATATTCTTAGAAAGGAGTGTCTGAGACAGACTTCCGACTGGAACGATATTGTTAAATTGAATTTGGGTCCCAAATCCTCCAGCCGAATCAGCGGAATAACTGTAAGGCTGAAATTGGGTAGGACCAATCTCTAAGACTTGAGTATACTGATCACTAACATTAAGTTTATTAGAAAGGAGTCCAACGATTTCTTTAGACATTATAAATTATTAATTGGGATTGATAAAAGGTTTTATGTTTTCTTAAACTTTACAAAGATAAAAATTTTAAAGAATTTAAGGAAATAGAAAACAGCTTTTTAAAAAACCATAAAAATCTTGAATTAAAACTTTTTAACAAATTCAAGAGTTGCTGAAAAGCTTTCTCCAGGGACTAGAGGAACAACTGCAACAGTACCATTTCTATAAGCATAATAAATACTCAATTGGATTCTGTTAACTGGATTGCCACCACTAGTAAGTTGGAATACACGTAGGAAATTTGGCTGGTAATATAATATCTGCCCAACATTACCATTAGGGAATTGGTCTATAGGCACATCAATATCAGTAATCACTTGAGAAAATGAGTTGATACCGAAAAATTGACCATTTACGAATAACGATTGACTAGCAATTTGAATTTTATCCAGTTGGTTGAATATATACATAGATTTATTGAGTTGACTAGTAGATACACCTGTTAGGAATAGATTGAAAAATCCAGTATCTATAGTATCTGGTGTTGCAGTAAAGTAGCATAATTGTTCTAGTGGATTATTAAATAGAATAGCATTACCAGATTTTGGATAATCATTAGAGTAATTAAGTGTTAGTAGACCATTAATATCTAATGTTAGATATGGAGCCTCTGCTAGATTACCACCCTGAGCATTCACAATATTTGAATAAGCTTCACTGAATGCTATATTAATCGACGCTATGACTAGAGATAAATCATAAATAGAATATGGACCGGCATCTGTATCCGCCCCATTCTTCACGAATATATCAAAAGGCGCATTTAGAGCATTTGTATATTGCTGAACTAAAGCATCATTATAACTTGCTATTTGGTTAGTATTCTTAAGAGGTATAACGTATTGCCGTAGCTGTTCATTTCTTGCAATGGATGTAATGTTTTCGCCGTTGATAGTTGTTGTTGCTAAGGCTGCTTGATTATTAATAGTATAAGTTCGTAGAATTGAGTCAATGTTTGTAGATTTGTTTATGGTTGTTGAAATATAATTATACGTCTGGGCAACGAATTGACTTTCTTGTGTGAATGTTATAGCATTGTTATTAAGTGTTCCATAATAAGTTATGTTATTAGAATTATTAATAGCATATAGAGTGTTCGAATTAGAACGGCTCACTGCTACACTCTTGAGCTGGATATTGCTTGTTTGTTGTACCCACGTGTAAGGATTAGAACCATTATTAGGAACATATACAAAACCGCCAGAACCAGGTGTGAAATACTGTGGGACGTTTGTATTAATAAAATTTCTAAAATTAGCATAATTATCACTTTGTTGATATATAAATATTTCACCTATATTATCGTTATTAGCAAATATATAGAGTTGTGAATAATAAGAATTACACGCTACGGAAGTAATAGTCGCAGGTGCGTTAGTAGAAGTAATAAGTGTTTGTGAAGATAATCCAGCGTATCCTGTATTCCAAACGATTTTATAACAAGCTGAACTACTACCAGATACTGAAGTAATAAAACAAGCATAACACCCATTTTCAACATCTGATGTATTAACTGCTACAGAAGTAATATAATCAAGATTATCAAATACTATATTAGAGCCTTCTAATGCATAGGTTTGAACAGCGAGTAAATGAATAATATTATCAGCACCGATGATAAGGGAATTAACACCATCTAGCGTTTGAAGAACAAGATTATTTACATCCACAAAGTCTAAGCCAGATTGAGCAACTTCTGTATTTGTTCCCAGTGTATAAGTTCGGAAAACTTTATTACCATCTAAAACAACTAACCACGTATTAAATACGCATATTTGTGTCATAGTTCCTAGTGTTTCGGCGAGAGTATAAGTAGTTCCAGTTAATCCCATAGAATAATCAGCAAATGAACGTTGAACTACAACCTGACTCCCAGGCACTCCTTCAATTGTATAAACATTACCACCATATTGATACATACTAACAATATACGGGATTATCGTGCTTGTATTAACTATTCTATTAGATACACGTCCAACACTATCAATATTATTGAACGAAGTTCCTTGAGTTATAACTGTATCTTGGTAATAATACATAAAGTTTATAGGAAGGATAGGGATTTTTGACTGCCATAGATTATTAGCACTATCAACAGCAACTGCTTGGTCAGTATTAACATTATAATCCATTGAAATAATAGCATTAACACCTCCACCTGTTGAGATTTCAAATCCTCCAAATGATTGAAACCAGTTATTCGCATTTCCATTCATGTTAAGTGTATATAGGGTATTATTTACTCCAATTGCATATATACCGTTCTTATTAGTGATTATTGTTTTAACTGCTGTGGAACTATTAAGTAGTGTAAAACCTGCCACTGGTGTAATAGGTAGAGTAATATAATACGTGGCTTGGTCTCCACCAGCAATAAAACCAACACCAGCATTAGTACATGCCATTGCACTCACAGCAGTTGTGCCAGTTAGTGTTTGATTGGTTTCAATATTAGCAATAGCGCCACTTGCTAGAGTTCCGTAAAGTGTATCAGCATATTGATTCGCATCGCTAATAATAAGAGTATTGTTAGAATTGAGAACATTCGCTGCCCTGATTTGATGTGTTGCTTGTTCAATAAATTGAGATATCGCATTAAGTTGTTGATTGTAAAAAGTAATAACGTTTTTATCGTGTCCAACTATTATAGTATTATCAGTAGCAACAACGAAAGTAATATTAGTGATTTCTAATGCTGTAAAAGAAGTTCTAATAGTTCCCTGAGGAGTTAGAGACACAGTGTTCTCTCCATTATTATTGAAATAAACATAAACAACGCCATTTCCAACACCATCATCGGCAATATAAAGTTTTTGATTTCGGTCAATGTATAACGAAGTTAGATTATTGTATGTTAGTGTTTGTAATACATTGGGTGTGATATTACCATCGCATATAAAAAGTGTATCGGCATTATTAGGATTAGAATTACTTCCTGCTATATACACATTAAGATAATCATCTAGAACATAGTTGTAAATGTATTGACATACACCACCTAATTCAATACTTCTAACTAGTGTTGAAATACTTGTAGATGTATATATATAACTATTTAGGGTTGTTCCACTAAGGCTATAAACAAAGTTATTAGTGTTGCTGTTAATCTGTCGTACATATGCAGCTGCCTCTATTACCTTAGTTCCAGTTCCCGAAGGAACAGTATTTCTTAGAATTAACTGATATTGTTTTAGTGGAATATTAGTCGTTGTCATAGGAATTGCAGTTAAACTCGTTCTAAGTTTCGCAATTGCCAACTGATAATTCTGTGAATCGCCAGCAGGTAATAAATCATATAATAATTGCGCATCCTGAGTACTATCAATATTCGCTATTCCACTATTGTATGCAAAAGCATTATAGTATACATTCTTAACTAATGCAGTGTTTGACATTTTATACTTATTCTATTATTGTATTGTATTATAATTATAAAAGATTAAAATTTTAGAAAAAACAATAAAGTCATCCTTTGGGTAATAATAAATTCTTGTGTTTTTGTGTCTTTCTATGTTGTGATTTAATACCAGATGTAATGATAGTCCCGCATTCACAAGTAAATGGTTGTTTCCTACGTTGAGCAACCAATTCTTTATTATCATTATAATAAGCTTTCTCCCTATTTCTAATCTTTTCTATATTATCTTTCCTAAAATCAGTTCTATATGCCTTCAATTCATTAATATGTACTTCGGCATAGGTTTTTTGATACTTTAAAACTGTTTCTTTGTTATTATTGTAATATTCTTTCGCGCGTGTAATACTTTCATCTTTGTGTTGTTCAGTGTATTCCTTACGTGTTCTAGTTGGTATTACTTTATTTACACATTTTAAAGTTTCAATATAGTGGCGTTCTCTACGATGTAATTCTTCCTTGTTATTAGACGGATATTTCTCAATTAAAACAATAGTCGCATCACCGTGTTTTAGTATTTCAAATGATGATTTACCACATTTAATAGAGCCATTAATAAATCTATTATAATAACTTCTGTGTGATGCCATCCTTCTACATAATAATTGACACGTCGAACCAACGTATATATCATCAGTCATATTCGAAATAATCTTATAAATCTTTCCATTGGCGTAATCCATTTTAATGTTATTTAATGTTTATTAATGTTTTCTGTTTAAGTTGTTTTTTATAATAAACCTACATTCCTTTCAGAGATAAAATAACTAGGCACTGTCTTTTTAATATAAACCCCACGAGTTGGAAGTTTTAATATTTCTTGTATATTATCTTTACTAATACCTGAATATCTTTCAAGCAAAACACGACTATCACGTTGATTACTAGAAGGAAATAGGATAAATGAATCACTTTCACGAATACTGGATTTAGTAATATTACCACCCATTGGATTATGACTTACAGTGATAGTAGTAATACCATAGCCACCTGAATGACTACGGCCTCGTTCTAATAACTGGTCGCGGACATCTAAATACATTTTGCGGACTTTTGAATTTGCTATACTCTCAATATCATCCATTATTACTATAGAAGGATTTTTACCATCATCTAACATTTCTATAGTGAATGGATTACCAAAGATTTCCTCGAACGATTCTAAATGAATTTGAAATATATTCAATCCCACAAAACTTACATCTTCTTCAATAGGACTAAATAAATATACTAATTGTCCTGCTGGGAAATTACGTTTAATTAACTGGGCTATATAATAACTTTTACCACTACCACTAGAACCACTACAGAAAATTCTTGTTGATTTTTCCTTAGATAATACTGGATATATAAATGTTGAGTCGTTAAAATTCATATAACGTTTTAATGAATCATCAACATATTCTAATGCTTTATCATATAACTTATTTAGATGTAATGAATTACTATCGAAATCTTTAATACCTTTCTTATATGAATCAATCATTTCATTAATATCTTTCTTAAGAATTTTACTATCTCTACGTAAAAAATTTTCTAATATATTAACTTTATTCTCCATTGTTGTATCAATATCTGGTTTGGAATTATAACTACATTCTTTAACATATATGGGTTCATCCTTACCTACAATCTTAGCAATTTCTAAACCTTTTCCCAATGATAAACAATATGGCATTTTAGAATAAAAACTTTTTCTAAAATCTTGAATTTATTAT